CAGATCAATTAATAATTGATCTCTCATTGCATCTGTATAATCTGCAGTGTAAGCTTCACCATTATCATAATGCTGATATTTTAAATTTCCATAAGGATCCACTCCAACATGGAGATAAGCATTTTTAACATTGTCCATTATAATTTTAGATCCAAGTCCTTCTCTAACTCCGATCTCACAAGTTTTATAACCTTTGCAATCAAAATCTTTAGACCATTTTTCTAATAGATCGTAATCGGTACTATCTCCTCGAATCATTTTGCTCCTTCTCCTTTTTATTTACACGTTGTATTAAAGCATGTTTGTATACTATTAAATCTTGTATAGATTCATCCTCATCTTTAATCTGATTAGCATAAAAAATAATTGGACAATACTGATCTTCACCATATCCATCAATAGAATCATCTGGTAGTGTACATGTATACCTTTCTTCATCTTCTCCAAATATAATTAATTCAACATTATGATCCATCTTATAATTTAATAATCTATTTATTAGTGTTTTTACTTTCATTTCTTTCTCCTTGTTTTTCTCTTAGTTTAGATTGTAAATATTCTTTCTGTTTGAATAACATATCTACTTCATCATGTAATTTTTTAATAATTCCATTTAGTTCTTTTACTAATTTAGAATCTAAAATTAATCTTTCAGTATTTAAAATTTTACTACTTGTTCTCCGCCTGTTATTTAAGATTGATTCTAATCGTTCTTTATCCATCATAATTTCTCCTTGGTTTTTACAGGTTTCACAATCTGTTATTACCCATTCTCTACCTTCTTCAAATAGATTTTTGATGTAACCGTTCCCCTTGCAATCCTGGCATATAACTTTTTCCATTTATTCCTTCTTTCAATTGTATTTGTTTAACTTTTTCAATAACATTTTTTCTCACTTGCGTATGATCAATTTCTGCAAATTGACAAACATCATAAAAGTCTTGATTAGGTATTGTAAAATATTCTAATTCAGTTTTTTGTGCGTGAGAATAATAGTGTTTATATTTGTCTGTAACCACAAATGTATTTGCTTTAACTAAAACTTTAGTTGCTTTAATTACATCTTCAATTGCAGTAATTAATACATTACGCCATAAATTACGTATTGGATTAAATTCTTCGTTTTCGTTTAGTGTTTTTAGATTTAAGTTTTCCATTTAATGTTATCTCTTTCTCATTGATTAGTATATCTAATGTTTTTGCACGTGAGACCTCTACTAACGGTACAATTACCTTTCTTATCTTATCTAGCTTCGCACATGAAACATGTGAGAGGGCAACAGATTTATATTTACTTATGTCAGTCATTATTGTATCCTTCTTTCATTTTTATATAAATAATTATATAGGATTATTATAAACAATTTAAATAATAAGTCAATGAAGTTTTTTTTAACAATATATATATGTTCAATTGTGTCGCAACAATGCGTGGAAACACCTATAGATAAACATGATTATGATAGATTTTATAATACCCATTATGAATGTGTTCAAAAAGGATTAGGTGAGTCTTATAGTATATTATTTGATGGTAATTCATTTAATAATGAAACCATTAATATTATGGAATTATATCCTAGATTTTCTTGTGAAAAAGTTGAAGAACCCTTGAAGCCTGAGGCCTGAATCCGTTAGCCTTTACCTTGGCCCTTGTAACGTTTAGTACGTTTCTGACGTTTTTCATTTTTATTCAAAGATTTTTTATGCTTTCGGGCCCCTCTTTTCTTAGGCTTATCTCGTTCGTGATGTTCTTTAAATTTCTTAGCCATTATTTACCAACTTTTTTAAGAGCTTTCTTGTGAGCTTTTGTAAATGAATCACCTTTTTTTATATCAACTTTCATTTGTTTCATATGTTTTGCGCTGTGATGTTTGCTATGTTTTTCTAAAATTTTTTTCTTATCCATTATCACTAATTTCTTTTATCCATTTCTTATCAGATTCATCAAGTTTTAAATATCTTATACTACCATTTATATGTTGTTTAGTATCGTGTCCACAATTAGTACATCTATAAAAGTCCGATACGATTGCAACTAATATTGCTTCATCTTGGCATTCTTCGCAGATACCATTAACGGTGTCTATGTTAGTAAATAGTTTATTTAATTTTCTCATATCACTCATGTTAAGTCTGTTGCTTTACCTAAAATAGGTTTATATTTTGTTTTACCATTCTCATCTCGATATGCAAGTAGGAATTGTTTTCTAGGTTTATCAACGATATATGAGCAATGACACCACCCTGATGAGGGTTCTCCGGGTTTATAGTACTCGAGAATCATTTGATCATAGTCTAAATTTTTATAGATCCAATCACAGAGCTCAGCATTATCAACTCCTGGACACTCGAAATCTGCAGCCTCTGCATCGCAGTGCTGGCTATTAACTGAACTACCTATTGTAACAGATAACTCCGGAGACCTGTAGCCTGATGTCACAACCACTGGACCGAAATGATCTCGAACCGGTTGTAAAATATTATCACAAAGTAATTGTAGTTTTGCTATTTGATCTGAGTTTGGATTATTATCTATGCCCTTACGGACAGCAGTGTCTGACTTGGTCAGTTCTTGAAGGGTAAAATTTTTAGAAAGGTTCATTATTTACTTCTAACAGAATCGATGAAACTGTAAACTCTTCCAAATTGTTTGTCAATACTGAATAAGTCTTGTTGAATCATAGTTACCATTAACTGAAGTTCTATAAGTGTAATCAAAGTCCATGTAGCTAATCCCATTAAGATTGTACCTAACAATCCAATTAACATCGTATTAGTTTTTCTACTCACCTAGCCGGTCCACCAAAGACAGCTAATAAACAAATAGCTATAATTAAAATAGCTGTAAACTTGTAGTTCATATCTTCTGGTTCCATATAGGCACCCTCCATTATTGACACGATAAACATTCCTCGTATTCAATTTCTTTTACTTCATGTTGACATTTTTTACACTCACATAAATCCATTAAAGGTGTGTAGTGTTCCGAGTCTATTTTATCTTCATTGCAATGACACCCATGGCCGCAAGTTTTGCACTTAACCATCATGTAATTAAAATATTATTGCGCCAAGTATAAAAAATACTCCAGCTATTATAATTTCAGTTCTGTTATGTAATTGCCATACCATAAACTTGTTTTTGTATTTTTCGAACATTTTATCTCCATTATTTAATCTCTCCCCAGTTAGGTCCAGACTCATAATCAACTTTGTTTGGAACTTTTAACTCGACTGCTTGTTCCATTATTTGTTTTATTTTATCAGCTTGTGCATCTGATTCAATAGAAAAATCAAGTTCATCGTGAATTTGTATATGAGCTAAATGACCCTCTTTATATAGGTCAACCATTGCTTTTTTAGTCATATCCGCAGCACTACCTTGAATTAATTTGTTTAATGCTTTGTAAGTAAAGGCTCTTCTTGTCGGATTACCATGCCAATAATTTTTTCTTTTATTGCCATCTTTATCTGTAATAAAATTATCTTCATTATCTTTTAAATAAGGACCCATATCTTTTAATTCTTCCATTCTCTCATGATCTTCCGCAGGTACAAAAGTTCCCCAATCACTTCCTCTAAGAACTGGTTCATACTTAGGAAACCTACAACGTCTTCCAAGTAATGTTTTTATTTGACCTTTAGTTTGAGAAGCATTCATTAACTTATTCATTAATTGTTTAACAAATGGAACCATATTGTGATAGTTAGCAAATAATTCATCAGCTTTTTCTTTAGTTACACTTAATTCATTCATTAGTTTTGCTTTACCCATACCATAGAATAAACCTAAGTTAATTGTTTTAGCTTCTTTACGATCTATATTAGCTAGTTGTGCAACCGTTTTGTGGAAGTCAGTAGTTGGATCTTGTTCATAAGCGCTAGCAACAGGTTCTACAGAAGATAAACCAAATCTTGATGCGTAATGAGTAACCAATCTTGGTTCCTGTTGTGAGTAATCAAATGTTCCCCATTTACAACCTTCATCGGGAAGAAATAAAGATCTAATTAATGGACCTGTTTCCGGATCCCTGGCTGGAATTTGTTGTAAGTTTGGATTAGAATAACTAAATCTACCTGTAACTGTTCCTCCATCATCAGATCTAATTTGATTTATATCTGCATGTATTCTACCCTTATGTTCATGTTTAATAATAGAATCAATAAATGTAGTTCTAATCTTGTTTATTTTTCTAGCTTCTGCTATCATTCTAACTACTGGATGATTATGATTCACAAGAAAGTTTTTAACAAATGAAGGTTCACCTGTTTTCTCAGTTCGCTCATAAGGTAAATTTAATTTATCAAAAAGTGGGGCAATGCTTCTTGCGGCCATTAACTGAACTTCTATTCCAGTTTCTATTTTTATCTGTTGGATTAAGTTTTCTTCTTTTATTCTTAATGCTGTCTTCAACATATGAGCTTTTTGAACGTCTACTCTTACTCCTAAAAAACGCATGTCGACTAAGCAAGGGAAAAGATCAGTCTCTAAATTAAATATATTTTGAAGATCATCTTCTATAATTATTTTCTTAAATTTTTGCCACAACATTAAAGTTAGTTCAGCATCTTTTTCTGCATAGCCACCAACTTCTGTTGAGGGTAATCTCCACATATCTGCTTTAGGATCTAATCCTCTTTCTTTAGCAGCTTTAGTTAATAGAGCTTCATTCTTACCTTGATTTAAATAAACCCAAGATAAAGAATTTAATGAATATTGAAATCTATTCTCATCAATAATAGATGCTGCAATCATGGTATCTATGATTAAACCATTGATTTTTATACCTAAATGACGAATCCAAGATACATCATACATTGCATTATGAAATATTTTTGTAGCAGGGCATTCACAAATATCTTTTAACCATTCTAATACTTTTTTACGTTCTAAGTTTGGACCAATCTCATGAGCAATTGGATAATAACCTTTCCAACCTTCTACAGCTACAGCTATACCTACAACTTCACCATTACCAATGATGGCTCCTGAACCCTTACTCTTTAAATCTGGATCTCTTGTTTCTAAGTCAATCGCAATCTCATCATATTTTCTTAGATCAGGATATTCTGTAGGTGTTAACCATTCTGTAGTGGGTATAATCATTATATCAATCCAAACATAAATATTGTTATAATTAACAAACCAAAAATATCAGTATATGTATTCATTATTTTTTACCCGTGTCTTTCATCTTTTTAATTTCTAATTCACAATAATGAATTACTTTTTCTAAATCTTGTATGCCATTTTTATTCATATAACGACACACATATTTGATAACATTTCCTTGAAAGAAACTCAAGTCGTTGTGCGATATAAATTCATAGGGTTGAATTTTAAATTTTTTATAATGTGATCCACCAATTTGTTTATCTTGTGGAAATGTACCTTCAAAAATGTTTTTATGTGTCATAGTTTATACTCATTCCTTTTTAAGTTAGCTTTTAGTTTATATAGATTATTCCTGGCACGTGTTATTCCCACATACCAAACACGATGTTCTTCATCATGTTTTTCTGTGCTTTTCAACATACTTTTTTTTATTTTATCTCCAATATCAAGACATAAAATTACGTTATCTTCTTCCCCACCTTTTGCTGCATGAATAGTAGATATCCATATTCTGGCAGGTTCATTTAAATTTTCTCCGTTATCAATCATGTTTTTTATATAAAGCCTTTCTTTTTCATTTGCTTCTTCAAATGCGTCAAACCAATCAATCTCTCTATTCCATTTTTCATGACCTATAAATTCATTAATATCTTTAACGTCTTTTTCATCTAATATTTTTCCTTTACACCATAAATCATAATTCATTGCGGCTTTGTATAATCTTACTTTAAAACTTTTACCTTTTTTGCTTTCAAAGTATAAATTTCTTTTTATTAGTTCATCTTTAATTTTCATTAATCTAGATATAGTTCTAGTTAGAATTAACCATTTACCTTTTGTTAAATCTATTTGATCTAAGTTATTTATGTTTTCAGTGTGCCCTTCAAAATTTCTTGGATAATATTTTTTTTCTTTTCTATGTCCTTTAATTTTTTCAATAGGTAATTCTGATTGTTCTTGAACTGATTTAGATATTCTTTTTGAATATTTTAACACTGTTTCTTTTGCAGGTTCTTTTATAAATCTTTCAACATCTGCTCCAGCCCATGCGTAAATTGCTTGGTCATCATCTCCTGCTAAATAAATATCATCAGCATATTCTTTTAATTTATCAAACAGTTGCCATTGTAAAGGTGATAGATCTTGAGCTTCATCTATAAATATAACTTTAAATTTAGGTAATTTTTTTTTGTTAATTAAACTTTTAATCATGTCATTAAAATCTAATAATTTTCTTTTTTGTTTATAAACTTT